CACTTGTCCTACCACAGTGACATTGGGCATGTGATCTTTGATATGCTCATACCATGCACTGAGCGTAAAGCTTCGGTCAATCTGGCGATGCTCACCCGCACCTGCTTGAAACTCACGCAGAGTGATGATGTCAAACAAGTTCAGCACCGCATCGTTGGCTTTGACATCACTCTTGCGATGCACCTGCTTCATCAGGTCCTGGAAACTGGCACTCATGATCTCACCATCCAGCACAGTGGGCTCTGCAAAGAACACTGCATGCTTGCTCAGTTGTTTTGCAATGTGCGGAAAGTTAACCAGCTCTTTGCCGTTGCGGCTGTACATGTCTACCTGTCCACTTGGGTATACCACGGTGATCACACGCACACCATCCAGCTTGACTTCGATCAGTTTTTGTCCAGTTACCTTGCCTTCGTGATTGGCACTGTCATGCGCCAGTTGGCAAGAGAACACAGGAATTTCGTAGTTGGGACGGATCTTTTTAACCACGGTGTTAATGGTCTTTTCGCTAACACCACAGCGCAGGTCCTTGATCAAGATACGACGGTACCAGTTGTTCCACTCAGTTTCTGTGGCCTGAGCTCGCATGGTATTGATCGTGAACTGTGCTTGATTGCCAGTGAGCCTACGTTCTGCCAGTTCCTGTGCAATACGCCAGAACGTTTCCGATTTAAGCCCTTTACCGTCGCCGCTCTTGGGTTCAACCTGTTTCACACCATAGGTGATCATTGAATCCAATGCGGCGCGGCAACCACGGAAGAATTCCATGTTATCTGCTTCGGCTTCGTTGCGCACAATAGCTTCTTTTGCCAAGCGACTGTTATCGCTTTCAAGTTGGAAAATTACGTCCCAGGGTGCGTTTTGTTTGTCCATGATTATTCCTCAATTGCTCGTCTAAAAATCAATTCTTGTTTTGCAAAGGCGTCCTGTTCCCAAGGTTGGTCCAAGTACTTGGTGCGTCGGGTATAGCGTTTGCCTTTCCAGTAGTTGACACCGTTGTTTGTTTTGAGAATGCCCTTGGCCATTTGTCTAACATGTACCATTTCGTGTGCAAGGGTGAGTCCAACGTCCTTGAGCTTGCCTGGATTGATCACAACCACATAGCTGTCAATTGGGTCCAATGGGTATGTTGCTCCTTGTCCGTCGCAGGACTCAATTGTAACCAAAAGAGTTTTGCGACTGCGGGCAAGTCCTAGTTGACGGATCATGGAGGGTAGCAGTGCTTCTACCCATTTTTTGTACCGCGGACTACAGGATTCAACTACATATTCCATTAGAAAGCTCCTTTGCACTTAATATACCACTATTATAGCGCAAAGGAGCATTATGGTCAACCTCAGAATGCGTAGTAGTTAAAGGGTTTTTCCCGCTCACGCACCAGCACCAACTGATCACCTGCTTCGTTTACGAACACAAATCGGCCTTCAGTTGGTTCAACCTTCTTCAAGTCACGTTGCAGAAACTGCATGTTGTACCAGTCACCTTCGTCGTTGTCCGGCTCGGGGTCGTAGCCGTAGTTCCAACGACGTTCAGTCATTGGGTTACCCTTCCACTGAGCACTACCTTCCAGCTGACGTTCGGTCAAGGGCTCAGTTGCACCCACTGGCACTACAGTGATCTTGTACAGGCTACCGTCGTCAAACTCAGGCTTGGCGTTCAACATCTGCATGGCTTCTTGTGCAGTCTCGTTGTAGCGGTTCATTTCTTCAACCAGGGCCTTGAGCATGTCAAAGTTGAACTCAGCAAACAATGAACCCACGGTGCAAACACCTTCCACATTCTTCAAGTTGGCATCCTTGAGATTGTCGTAGCAGTACTCGCGGATGAACTCCTGATCCAGGCCCTTGAAGTCCAGCATGTAGAAGATACGTCCCGGACGGTTACGCATGTGAGTGTTCACACGCCACTTGTCGTTGCAGGTGATCAGGAACAGTTTCTTTGAAGGAAACACACCGTCCAACAGTGTGAGCATTTCTTCCTGCTCATCGCTGCCGTAGACCTTTTCAAACTCGTCAAACAAGATCATGCAAGGTTGGCTGATGTCTTGCAGGAGACTGTTAAAAGCCTCGCCGCGCCACGGAGCATTGATCAACAGGGTTGGAATACCTGCTTTTGCACACTTGACAGCCAAGCTCTTGGCCAGCATGGTCTTGCCTGAACCCTTCTCACCTGTGAGCATGACGCCTGTGCTCACAGCACGATCCTCAAAGGTGTTGAAGATACGATCACGATGGCGTAGTGCATCACCGTAGACCTTGCCCTTGATTTCAAAGCTGTCTACAGTCTCCAAGAAGAAGTTGCCAAACTGGTCCTGCTTGACGATGTAGTTGCCAGCAGGCAGATTGTCTTTGATGTCCAAGCTGTCTTTGTCGGCAACCTTGTAGGTATTGCCGCTCTTGATAAAATAGCTCATTTTAGTCTTTCAAAATTACTTGTTGTCAGCTTGTGCGGCCAATGCGGCCTTTACTGCGGCTTCCACAGCAACACGGATCAAGTCAGCAGTTGCGGTGTCGGATACGGCTTCTGTTTGCACAGGTGCAATAAAAGCCTCGTCTGGATGCACACCCAGTTCACCAATAACTTCGTATCGGCAGGTGCGACCCTTGGTTGCGTTGTAGTCTGCAGGAATGCTCACAACATCCGCAGGATTGATCTTGAGGATAACTGTGCGGCTGTCATGACCACCAAAGTGATTCAGGTACTCCTTGGAGCAGAAGTGCAGGCCTGTGGAACATGTACGATTTTGGTCGTCATCCACTGCATTGCGTTCCATCTCCACCACATTGCCAGGAGCATTGCTCATGGTGCCGGAGTGGATATCCAAAAAGTCCTGGCGCACTTTCTTGTAAGCCAAGAAGTGACCGTCCGGTGTGAGTGGCAGGTTGCCTTTTTCCAAGAAGCCGTAGAGTTCTTCAACTGCTCGCTTGGAGGGGTTCTGCATCAAGTTCTCCATGAACAAGATCAGTGGCTCAACTGGAAAGCCATCTTGATACATTTCGATCAAGCGGCTGGTAAGCACACCGGCCATTTCACGTTCTTTGTAGAATACTTTGGAGCCTTGGATGGCCACATGGCCTGCACCGTATGCCAGGATCTCCTTGGCAGGGTCAACCACTTGCTTTACAGTATCCCAGTCATTGTCCCGGATAGCCTGTTTCAGCTTCTCATAGCCAATGTGAGTGGATGTAACGGTGTAGGGTTGGTTGTCAATGATAACAACAATGTTCTTGCCCTGGATCAGATATGGAAATGCCATTTTAAGCCTCTTTGTCAATCAAGTTAATGTACTGTGCCACGGCAACTGCATTGATGTCGTAGTCACGCAAACTGCTCAAGAGTGGATAGCGATTACGGATGGCAGTCAATTCATCTGTAAGGCCTTTAACAACCGTGTCAACGTCAACTGGTGCGGCGTAGTCACGGCACAATTTTTCCAAACTGTGCTTGTCAACTTTCACATTGTCAACGCCTTTGAACTGAGTCAAAAACTTTGAGTATGCGCTGTTGGGCGATACCAGTTTAGCGATATCATTATTGTAGCGGAAATACTTGTTTGCGTCAATCTGTTTCAATGCACATTGTCGCACGATTTTTGGATCCAATTTTGCCAAAACTGTGCGAATGTGATCTTGCACATTGATCCAGTTCTTTTGGGTTTCAATAAACTTGATGTCCGATTTACGAACACCCAAAATAGCAATACCATGCAAACCTGGGATGCCTGATTCGGTAACCAGATCACTGAAGTGACGCATGTTTTGTGTGATAGGCGTACCATTTGATATCACAGTAAAGCCACTGAGTGGCAGGTAGTAGTAGGTTTCGCTGTCATCAAATTGATCAGCTTTGCCTGCATCCTTCCAGACCAGTTCACGTTCTTTGTGATAGCCACCGTAGCCACGTTGAGCCAAGCGCAGGATACTTACATTGGAACCCATACCAGCACCAGTGGCCTTGCGTTCTTTCTCAATCAAGTCACTGGCCATCATGCGCTGGCTCGTAGGAGGCTGTCGTAGTGCATCAAAGAAACCAATGGTATCCATTGTCTGGCCTTTTGTAGCAGGACTCAACACATACACCGTGGTACTGTAGCCCGAGCCCGGCAGTTTGATGCCCTTGGCTTCAGCATTGCGCCAGTGATACTTGGCACGGCTCAGCGCACCAACCCGGGTGTCATTAGTAACAAACACGTTCTGGTTGCTGATGTGGAATTCCCACACTTCCTCAAAATTGACGTGAGCTTTGTCGTACACTCGGGTAGGCTTGGTATCCGAACAGGTAGCACCGTGGCGGCTCTTGTTGAAAGCCAAGATCTCGATGTTGTATTTTGCGGCCAAGTCTTTGAGCTTGATCTGGAAAGGAATCACTCGCATGTAATTGCCGCGACCAGGCTCGATCAAATCAAATCCAGTATCTTGCACATACTTGTGCGAGGCCTGCATCCACAGCATCTCGTTGGCCTGCTTTTGCAAGAACTGTACCTTTTCCCAATCATTGGTGATAGCATCTGCTTCCATGCCCAGATGTACTGCCAGCTGTGCATTCAGTGCCTCTAGCTTGGCCTTAATGGCATTCACAGTCTGCGGAATATAGCTCAAGCCCTCACGTGATGCTTGAAAATCCAGTTCGCCAATGTCAAAGTGCATCTCCAGGCCACAGCTCAACAGGCCGGCCAGCTCACCAATCTGCTCTGGGTTAGGCAAGTCAATTGGGTATGCAATATTGCCCATCACAGCACGGCTGGAACGACTACCAGTGTAATGCACACCTGGAATGATGTTCTTGTCCTTGTACTCAACATCACGGAACTCAAAGTCGCCGTCACCACCGTTTACAACAGGGCGCAGTCGGAAGTAGGTGTACACATAACGAGCTTCTTCTTCAAACTTGTAGAAGTCGCTACGGCTGTCCACTGCAAATTTTACTTCAACACCTGCAGGCTGATCTGTGGCTTCTGAGTGCATGAGCACAATGCTGGGCACACCTTCGCCGTTGATGAATGCACTGTACACACCGCGAGTGCCGTCCTTGATAGCAGTCACAGTGAAGTTGTCTGTGTAAGAGAAGGGCGACTTGGAACCCAGTCCAAGTGCGCCAATGAACGCATTGGATTCAGTCTTTGTAGATTCAAAGTAAGTGGTGTAGATGTTCTGCACCTGTGCATGAGTCAGGCCAGTGCCATAGTCACGGATGCTGAATGTAGGGTCAAGGGTGTTAGGCAAGTGTACGTCAAAGGGCGTGTCTTGTTTGCCTGCGGCAGTATGTGAGTCAACTGCATTGCAACTCAGTTCGCGAATGATCGCACGGATCTTGTTTGCATACAAGCCGCTGGACAAGATGTTAAAGGCCTTGGCAGAATTGCGGATACGGAACTCGCCAATCTCGCCTACATTTGACAGAACAGCTTCGTGGGCTGGTGCATTGCTGATGATCAATTTAGACTCCTTTTTACTTACTAAGCCACTATTGTAGCGGAAATGGACATTACGGTCAACCGTTTATTCTGCACCGTATTCCTTGATCAGGAACTCACGGCATTGTGCTTCGGTACGTTTGGTCACAACAACCTTGCCGTGCATAAAACCCACAAACAGATTGCGATGCTCCACAAACTTGATCTCACCGTCTGCACCTGTGTGCTTCTGACGAGCAGAGAGAGCCTTAGGAGCCACTGCCTTTTTAGCCACTACCGTGGTTGCCTTTTTGACAGCCTTTGCAGGAGTCGTGGCTTCCGTTTTGGTAGTTGGCAAGGCAGTGGCATTGGTGAAGCCGTGCTTCTTGTCGTATTTTGCAATCTGCTCTGGAGTGAAACCCCAGGTAGCAATCAGTCGCTTGACTTCAGTGCCGGGCAGTTGATTCCAGTTAATGCAGGTGTCAGTCCAGTTTTTCATTGCGAGCTCCTTATTTGTTTAACTTAGCCTATAGTATAGCAAAACGGGCTATTTTGGTCAACCGTTTTTTGTGGGCAAAAAGCCACAAAAAAACCCT